TTCTGGTGGAGCATCATCAGGACAACAAACTCCTATTTCTGAAACTGGTTCTTATGTTCCATCCGTGCCATTGTCACCTACTTCTCCAGAAAAGAAGGCTGTTCTAGGGATAAGTTAAGATATGGCAATACCAGCACTACTAGGAGGAGCAGCAAGAGCAGTGGGAGGACAGATGGTTAAGTCTGGTGGAAAAGCTGCTGCGGGTAAAATTTTAAATCGTAAAGATAATAAGAAAAAGAAATCTTCTATTGTAAAGGGAAGTGATGAACAACAGAATCAAGAAGGTAAGAAGAGTGGTGCTCTAGCAATAAGACCAAAGACAACTTTGATTCCAGCATCTGCAGTAAAGACATCAGATACTAAAACTACTAGTGTTGGATCTGATGGTATACTTGTTACAATTTATAAGAAAGTTGTTGAGATTGATAAGTTACTGAAGGGAACTCTAGCAGAAGAGAAAGCACTTACTAAAGAAAAGATAAAGCAAGATAAGAGAGAAGATCGTGATAAGAGAGAAAGTAAATTAGAGAAGAAAAAAACTAAAGAAGAAAAGAAAGAAAAGGGATTATCTATTCCAAAGTTGAGTTTCTTTGATAGAATAAAACAATTTATTAGTAGCATCATTACCGGATTCATCTTACAGAAACTGGTTGATTTTGGTCCAGAAAAACTAGAAGGAATTATATTAGCAATCAGTGGTGGAATTGATTTTGTTGCGGATTTAATTATTGGTATAGTTGATGCTGCAGGAACATTTTTATTATGGGGACAGAAAGCATATGATGCTACTAAGGGATGGCTTGGTGATAAATTTGGAGAGGGTGCCGCTAGTGCATTTGAAGGGTTCATGTCGAACCTTAATAAAGCATTCAATCTTATAGGGATTATTGCACTAGGAGTTGCAGCAATTGATCCCTTTGATATGTTTGATGATAAGAAAAATAAAAAACCAAAACTTGACAAAAGGGGACGAGATGTAAACAAAAGAAAACAAATAAAAAAAGATTTTGATAAGATAAGGAAAGAAAATCCAAAACTTTCTAAGAAAGATGCCTTAGCTAGAGCAGAGAGACAGAATCGAGATGTAAAGAAAAGAGATAAAGTAAAAAAAGAGTTTGATAAAATTCGGAAAGACAATCCGAAGATTTCAAAACCTGATGCTCTAAAACAAGCAACGCAAGCGGTTGATGCACCAAAACCAAAAGGTTTTTTTGGTAGAATTTTTGAAGGTGCCAAAGATGTAGTTAAAAATACTGGTAAAGGATTAAATTATCTGTCTGGTGGAAACTTAGGCAAACTTGGAAATGTATTACAAAATCAATATAAAAATGCATCTGCTTTTGCAAGAAGTCAATATGATAGAGTAACTTCAACTGCAGCAAGACTGAAAGGAAAGTTTGATTCTGGTATGAAGTCCTTTCAAAATAAACTAGGGTCTTTAGCAGAGGGTGCAAAGAAACTTGTTTTGCAGAAAATTATAGATCCTTTGATGCCATTTCTTGATCCTATAATTAAAAAAGTAAAAAGTATTGGTGGCAAATTATTTCAAGCATTACAAAAAATTCCTGGGTTTGATAGTATTGCCAAGGTCTTTAAAAAATTTGGAGGGATGGGTAGTAAGAAGATGCTTGAAAAACTTGGTGCGAAAGCACTTCCAATCATTGGTGGTCTGTTTAATTTACTTTTTGCATATGATAGATTAGCAGAAGGAGATAGCACAGGTGCATTGATTGAAACTGTCTCTGCTGGTTTAGACTTTGGTGGATTAGCACCAGCATCAATGGCACTTGATGCATACATGTTTGCTCGTGATTTTGTTCCGGCAATTCAAGAGAAAGAAACTGAGATAGTAAATGGAATGGGACTTGGTGGTCTCAAGTCAATGCTGGATACTGCCGGTGCTAAACTTCCAAATCTTGGAGAACTTCTAGGAAAGATTACTGGTGGAGATAAAGAAGATAACGCAACAGTATCAGATCCTGCTGCTACTGGAGGAGGAGCATCAACATCTGGGGGATCAGGTAGTGGAAAAAGATTAGGTAATTTTGATGTCAAAAAGAGTGGTGATATTGTTAATATAGGAAAAGATCTTATATCTAAAGGATTCTCTGTTGCAGAACACCCAGACTTCACTAAAACTCCGTCACCATCTGGTGGAGCATATACTCCAGGAAAAGGAACTGTATCTAATGTTCATAGTGGTGCTGGTCACTATGATGGTAGAGCAATTGATGTTACTGATTGGAGAGGAACCCTGGAGGATTCTAAAGGAAGATATCGTAGCATTTTAGATTCAGTTTATAATGATGGTAATATGGGAAATAAACTCCTCATTCATGATAGTTGGGGAATAGCAGATGAAACAGGCAAGGACGGACCTGGAGCACACGGACACCCATCACATATGCATATTGAGGTGAAAGATAATGGTGGAGAAGCAGGTAAAGGAATTTTTGCAAACCTGGGTGGTCCTGAATTTGTTTTAGATAATGATTCTTATTCTGCAATCAAAATGAAATATCCAGGATTCCTTGCTGCATTAAATGCTGCAGATGGTGCAGGAGCTTTAAAGGTATTAGAAGCATATGCATCATATGAGCAAGGTGGAGAATCAACTGTTGTTATAAATCAGAATCAAATTCTTGCTAGTATGAAACAACAAAAACAATCACCATCAGCGGCAATTGTTATTCCTGTTGGAGTTGATGATTCTTTTGCTAGTACTTATCAAGGAAGTTAAATAGATATACGAGGTAATATTAAATGTCAGACGCAGTAACACCAAGGTCATCTACACCATCTCTACCAAGAACAATTACAATTACTTCTAATGAAGATGAAAGTAAGACAGCTGATTTAGTTGGTGGATTAATATCTATTGCATACTTTGAGAGTTTGATGAGTGATACACTCAGGGCAACTATCACATTCACTGATACGGGTGTAAATAATTCCAATAATATTAAAGAAAGTATATTAGAAGGACTTCCTATTGTAGGACAAGAGAGAGTTGTATTAAAGTTTGAAGATAATAATAAGGTTACTATTGGTGATAAACCTGAACTAGTGATGTATGTTAATAAGGTCACACCCATATCTGACGACACCAGAAAAACTCAAATTCAACTTGATCTAGTTTCAGCAGAGTTTATAAGAAACGAGAAGGCAAGAATTACAAAAAGATATGATGGAAAAATATCAGATCATGTCAAGCAACTTCTGACTGAAGGTAATTGTATTGGACTTAAAACTAAAAAAGATGTTAGTGATATAGATGAGACACTAAACAACTATAATTATATTGGCAACAATAAGAAACCATTTTATATTATCAACTGGTTGTCAAGAAAATCAATTTCAGCACAAAATCAAAAGAAAGGAAAGAGTGCAGGATACTTTTTCTTTGAGACTGCAGACGGATTTCATTTTAAATCTATTGATAGTTTGTTTGCACAAGAGCAAAAGAAATCAATCATCTTTAATGAAACTCCAGGAATACCTGAAGGTTATGATATAAAAGCATTAGAATACTCAAAGGATAATAATGTGAATGTCCAGAACAAGTTGAAGATGGGTGCCTACTCTACAAGAACAGTGTTGTTTGATCCATTCACCACATATTATGAAGTTGTAACTGCTAATGCTAAAGGTGATGATGGAAATGAAGATGATTTAAAACTTGGTGGAAAAAAACTACCCAAACTTAATGATGAATTTAATTGTCCAGGAGCAAATAAAGAGTTTACAAGAACAACTTACTACCTCCTTGATAAAGGAACATTAGCAACTGGTGATACAACCCAACAACTTGAGAAGAAAGATGAACAGAACTTTGAGTATAAGGAGATTTTAAACCAGTCAATCATGAGATATAATCAGTTCTTTTCTTCTATGGCTAATGTCACGATTCCAGGAGATTTCTCCCTTCATGCTGGAGAGATGGTATACTTAGATGTACCACAACTGGAGGAGAAAAAAGCAGAGAATGTAAGCAAGCAAAATAGTGGACTATATATTATAGCAGGCCTTACGCATTACATTCACGTAACTGAAGGAACTTTTACCAAACTATCTTTAGCAAGAGATTCATTTGGTAAGACTGGAAAACCAAGCAAAACTAGTATAACAAATTAAAAATGGAAAGTGTAGAAAAGCATATTGAAGTAGATAAAAAGATCCTTGAAGATCCAACTACTTCACCCCAACAACGTCGTCATATCGAAGGTGAATTAACTGAACTCAATGTCTATGTTGAGAATCATAAGAAAGATATTGAAGCAGGAGATCATCATGATCCCTCTCCATTAGAACTCTATTGTGAGATGGAACCAGATGCTGATGAATGTAGGGTATACGAGGACTGATGGAAGGAGGATCACTATTTAATCCTGGATTTCTTGGATCAAACTTTTCGTGGTGGGTCGGGCAGATTGCTGACGACTCTACCTGGAGAGATAATATTAATGCAGGAAAATATCCAGATAAAAATAGTATTCCTGGATGGGGTAGAAGATATAAGGTAAGGATTATTGGTCTTCATGACCAGGGACAAGAAACAATCCCCGATGATCAATTGCCTTGGGCAAATGTAATGTATCCCATCACTGCGGGTGGTGGACAGACAGCATCCAAGGCAACACCAAATCTCCGACAAGGAAATATGGTGTTTGGATTCTTCCTTGATGGACAGGACCAACAAGTTCCTGTCATCATGGGAGTTCTTGGCAACAACTCACAGACAGCACTAAATCAAAAAATTGGAACCAGTAGAGTTACAAATACAACTCCTGGAACTTTAGCAACATCTGGATATGCTGATGGTGCTTCTCCACCAAAAGGAAGTGCAAAACCAACCCCACCTGCAAGTGATCTAGCAGTTAAACAACCAGCAAAAAAACCAGCACCACCACCAACAACTTCTGCACAAGATGCTGCTGAAGATGCAGCTGCCCAAGTTGGTCTAGATGCAATTGATAAAGATAGAGCAGCAAGAGCAGCAAAAAGAAAAGCAGCACCAAAAGAAGCAGGACCTGGAGCGGCACCAGCACCTGGTGCAACAAATGAAAATGCAGATGGGATACATCAAACAACTGCCGCAGATACTAAACGTCAAGCAAAGTGTGATGAGAAAATTGTTCTTTTAAAACCAGATCCCCAAGAACATGTACCTTCTGCACTTAAAGGTATTCAAACTGCGATTGATAATTTAACCACTAAGATTGATTCATATCTTCAAGCAATTCAAAGTTATGTTGATGCTGTCACTAATACAATTAGTGATCTACAAGCACTGATGAAAAGTTTTGCAGACGAGATGGCAAAATATATGAAAGTCATCTTTGATAAGGTTATGGAATTTGTGATGAAGACTTTAAATAAAGCACTATCAAAAGTTGTAGCAGCACTTCCTTCAAGTATGAGATATCAATTTTCTGATATGAAGCAAGTATTTACTGATTTAATTCGTTGTTTATATTCGAAAATGACTGATGGTCTTGCTGATAAAGTTTTAGGATCTCTTGCTGGTGCTATAGACATACCAGGACTTATCAAAGAAGCAACTGATAGAGCAACAAAGGGTGAGGATGAAAATGGATATCCTGCTGGAGCAACTACAAATCCATACGTTCCGATGTGTACTGCAGAAACAATCACTGCTCAAGTATTAGCAGGATCAAGACCGGAAATAGATGGTGCTAATAATAATTTGGTAGATAATTTAAATTCATATATGGAAGATATAAATGATACTCTTGCTGGAATTGCAGATGTCACTTCACTTTTGGATGTTAAAAATTTAATTCCAGATATTGGTGGAAGTATAACTTCTGCACTGTCATTTACAAATATTAAATTAAATGTTTTTGGTTGTGAAGCAACACCAACTATTGCTGCTTCTGACTTCTATACATTCTGTCAGGGTGGTGATGCACAGACCGAGGGAGAGGCACCAAGTGCCAAATCTGTTGATGAAAAAACAAAAGAGAAATCTGAAAATAAAGATAAAGATCGTATTAAAGGAGAAGGATCTAAGAAAATGGTTGAACCTAATAGATTAACACCAGATGTAAATAATCAAACTTCTGGTGGTGAGTCTGATATTGATCAAGAACTTGAGAACTCTAGAAATAATGCACCTTCTGCTCTCGAAGATGGTAGTGGTGACTTTGTTTTAGCAGGATAAATATGATTAAGATGAACAGTAAATTATAGTACCGAATGTCGTTTAATATCTTCGGACCTGCTACTAAGAAAGACATCCGTGTTGGGTATATTGATCCCGACTTAGGATATGTGCAGAATATAAGTATTCTTGAAGCAAATAAGTATGCTGCCTTAAATCCGGGCACGATGTTCATACTTAAGACTAGAGATGTAACCAGATATTTAACACTTAATGAAGTAAATGCACTGACTCCTGATGTATTGGATGTTGATGGTAATGTTTGTGGTGGAATTCAAGGATTAAGACCAGGAGAAAGAGCACCCTTTAGTCCTCTTAGTGGAACTGGATCTGGTGGAACTGGTTCTGGTGGAACTCAAACTGGTAGTAATGTTAATATTTCATATGATGATGGATGTAGGGGAAGATTATTCCTTAGTGGAGGTGGTGGTGTAGGTGCAGTAGGATCTCCC